CCCGACCCCGACCCCGCCCATCAGCAACATTTGTTTCCCCGCGGGTACCCCCATTCAAACCGACCAAGGCGTAGTATCCATTGAGCAACTGGATATTAACAAACACACGATTCAGCAAGAGCCCATCCAACAGATTACCCAAACCATTACACTTGACACCTATCTCATTTGTTTTGAAAAAGATTCTGTAAAAAGACAAATGCCGACGCAGCGCACCGTCATGTCTAAAGACCACCAAATTGAATATGAAGGACGTCTTGTGCCCGCATATCGGTTTTTAAAACACTCGAAAAATATCAAGAAAGTACACTATAATGGCGAAATATTATACAATGTGTTGTTAGCAGAGCACGGACGGTTGAATGTAAATAATCTCCTTTGTGAAACCTTACACCCTGACAATATTATTGCGAAATTGTATAACAATATACCAAATGAAGCTGAAAAAAATCAACTTATGCTACAAATGAATAACGCTTTAACTACAAATGATATGCCGACCTATAAACGAATTGTCGAACAATTACACCATGCTTAAAAATAAAACCATACTTAAAAATAAAACCATACTTAAAAATAAAATCATTCTTAAAATTTATAAAAAAATAAACACATAGTTGTATTTTTTTATAAATTTTCAAACGCCGTTTTCTTCCCGTGACAATCTCGACACAACGCCACTAAATTATCCACGTGATTTGACCCACCATTATCTAACCGTATCTTGTGGTCTACTTCAAACCACGCAGGCAGTTGTTGATGACAAGCTCCACATTTCCAGCCTTGTTGTGCCGCCACGAATTTTTTCTTTGTTTCGCTGACGGAGCGTTTAGTGGCTTTTTGTCCACCCTCGGACATGGACGTATTTAGTCCCGAATTCATTATTCGCTGCTCTTGCGCCCGAAAATCTTGGGCCCGATTTTCTTGCGCCCGATTCTCTTGGACATTAGAAAACATTTCCCGGTTACTCGTCAAATCAAACAACGGCGTTAATAAATCCCCCGCGTCTTTATCGATTGGCAAATATTTAATTATGCCGTTGGCGTGCGTAAACAAACTGCGCGAATGCCCCGGATATTTGCGCATAAACAAGTAAGCCGATAAACCCACAAAACCAATCGAAATCATTTGATAGTATTTTTTCCACGACTTCATAAGTTGTATATATTTGCCATCATAATAGGTGTTGGCAATAAAAAATGCGGTTAGGCCAAAGACCAACAGTTCAATTTTCATCGTCTTATATAATGCGTATATTAAATACTGTGTATGTACATACTTTATTTATTATACAAATAAATCCCTAAACCCATAATCACACTAACGATACCGAGAAAGGCATATTTTTCTCTCCGCCGTCGTTGCTCCAAATCAATCACCGCCTTTGGTTTATATAATTCATAATACTTAAACATGGCTTCACCCAAGGTGAGTTCCGGCTTTTCTAAATCCACATTTATCTTATTATGGATAAAATGTATCCATTTGACAAAGGAAACTTGGGAATCTAAATAAGGGGTCACAGGATATTTATCTAACAATTTACTAAAGCCATTACCGATTTCTTTTACGGGCAAAAATAAAGGGAGATTGTGGATGAAATCGTAGTATTTTTTTTTAGTCACGTCATTTGGATTTTCGGGATAAGTAATGGCAATCGTAAACAACACAAACCAATAAGGGGGACCCCATATTTCCGGATTTAAGGTCATAATTAAATGGTATAAGTATAAATGATATAAAAACATTGGCGATATTACAAATAACAATCATGGCAACGTTAATTACAAGAGATCCGCATAATATATTTACGGAAACCCACTCCTTTTTTAATGGTCTCCGCCCAAATCATAAAACATATTGTAATAACTGCGGTATTGACGGGCATACCTTTACAACGTGTAAATATCCCATTACCAGTGTGGGAATTATTGCCTTTCGCTATAATGAAAAAAACGAAATAGAATATTTGCTAATTCGGCGAAAAGATACCATTGGTTATATTGAATTTATGCGCGGGAAATATCTCGTGAATAATAAAGAATATTTAATAAATATTTTGTCAGAAATGACCTTGTCTGAAAAAAAACGTGTATTGAATAATGATTTTGATACCTTATGGCATAATTTGTGGGGGTCAAATGTCAATAGCCATTTTCGGAATGAAGAAAAAAACGCCAGGGAAAAGTTTGAGGCTTTAAAATTAGGCATCACCATTGGTATAGAAAATTACAATTTACAAACACTTATAGAACAAGCTAACACAACGTGGGTGGACCCCGAATGGGGCTTTCCCAAAGGCCGACATAATAATTTAGAAAAAGATTTAAATTGTGGCTTGCGCGAGTTTGAAGAAGAAACTGGCTATTCCTCGTTTTGTGTCAAGGTGATACAAAATTTATTACCCTATGAGGAAATATTTACTGGCTCAAACTATAAATCCTATAAACATAAATATTATGTAGGAAAAATAGATTTTTTACAAGTACCGAAACGCGATTTCCAAGAATCCGAAATCAGCCGGATAGAATGGTGTACCTATGCCTCGGCAATACAAAAAATTCGACCGTATAATTTAGAAAAACTCCACGTGTTACGTAAAGTCAATGCCTTATTAGAAAAATATAAGATATATGAATAACAATTATTATATAAATAATTATATATATATAATGGAAACCTCTAAACCAAAAAAAGTAACCAAAAAAAACAAAAAAACTATGCCGGCGGCAAAAGATAAGCCTGCGGCAAAAGATAAGCCAGCGGCGAAAGATAAGCCTGCGGCGAAAGATAAGCCTGCGGCCAAGGAGAAAGCCACCCGTAAAAATAAACCGGCGGCCAAAGAGAAGCCGGTGGCCAATGCAGACAATGCAGACAAAGATAAGCCTATGGCCAAAGAGAAACCCGTGACGAAAAAGAAACCTGTATTAAAATTTACCGAAACCCTCACACCGGAATTAGAAATGGAATTAAAAAATCGCGCCACGTTTACCGAGGGAGCTGCCCCGGCGTTGCCCTATTTATATCCAAATTTAAATGACCCGAATTTTAATATTAATATTGCAGAGCGTAGTGAATTTAATGATACGAAATATGATGGGGAAATTAAACCCGTTAAATCAGAAGCGGAAATATTATGTAATGCCGAATTTGAATTAGCCCCACATCAATTATTTGTCAGTAAATTTCTCTCTTTTCAAACGCCTTATAACAGTCTTTTACTTTATCACGGATTAGGTAGTGGTAAAACGTGTTCGGCCATTAGTATCGCCGAAGAAATGCGCGATTATTCAATACAAATGAATATTAATAATAAAATTATTGTGGTAGCCTCACCCGCCGTACAGGCAAATTTTAGATTACAATTATTTGATAAAAGTAAATTACGTCTCATCGATGGCATGTGGAATATTCGTTCGTGTATTGGAAATAAATTTTTAAAAGAAATTAATCCAATGAATATGAAAGGCTTAGATAAAGAGACGGTGGAAAAACAAATTGAAGCCTTGATTAATAGTGCTTATAAATTTTACGGTTATACGGGATTTGCCAACGCTATTAAAAACACTAGTGATATTAATAAGGAAATTGTGGGGGAAAAAAAACGCACGGACCTCATCCGTAAAAAATTACAAGAAAAGTTCAGTAATCGGATGATTATTATTGATGAAGTACATAATATTCGTTCAACCGATGAGCAAGCTGGTAAGAAACACATTGCCGACGAGTTATTTAAATTGGTGACGTACGCGAATAATATGCGGCTCCTTCTCTTATCCGCCACACCACTGTACAATAGTTATAAAGAAATTATTTGGCTTTTGAATTTGATGAATTTAAATGACCGGCGTTCGACGATTGAAATAAAAGACGTGTTTAAAGCAGATGGAAATGCGGAAGATATTTTTACAATCAATGGGCGCGACATTTTAGAACGGAAAGCGACTGGTTATATTTCTTATGTCCGTGGTGAAAACCCTTATACGTTTCCTTATAAAATATGGCCGGATGTGTTTGCGCCTGAACATACGTTTGTTTATCAACCACGCCCGGTGCTGCAATTAAATAATAAAGAGATACCACTTACGAACCACAACCCTTTCATCCCCCTTTATTTAGTTGATATTGGCACGGAACAAAACAAAGGTTATGACTATATTATTAATAAAATTAAACAAACGGTCATTAAAAACACTACGTTTGAAACCAATGACGCGTTTGGTTACACGATGTTACAAAAACCCATTGAAGCCTTGAATATGATTTATCCGGATAACCGTTTGTTGACAAGCGATACGATTGATTTAGCGGATTTAGTGGGCACGGGTGGGTTAAGCCGAATGATGACATGGGTCAGTACGATGTCGCCACCCGGCCGTTATGATTTTGAATATAAACCGAGTGAGTATGGTAGAATATTTTCGCCGGAAAAAATCGGGCTACATAGTAGTAAAATCAGTGCGATTTGTGACCGCATTTTAAATTCTACGGGGGTCGTATTAGTTTATTCGCAATATATTGATGGTGGGTTGTTGCCTATCGCACTGGCCTTGGAAGAGCGTGGGTTTACGCGCGCGGGCAATGTGCGGTCTTTATTTAAGACGCCGCCGCACGACAAGATTGACGCAATTACGTTTAAAAGGGCAAAAGAAATGGGCACAAGAGAAATGGGGGCAAAAGAAATAGGCACAAAAGAAATGGGCCGTACTCGTTTCCAGCCAGCGAAATATGTAATGATTACGGGTGATAAAGAATTATCCCCAAACAATGCCCAAGATATTAGCATGCTTACTGATATAAATAACAAATACGGCGCACAAGTAAAAGTCGTGTTAATATCGATGGCGGGGTCCGAAGGGTTGGATTTTAAATTTATAAGGCAGGTACACGTGTTAGAACCGTGGTATAATATGAACCGTATTGAACAAATTATTGGTCGTGCCGTTCGTACATGCAGTCATAAAAATTTACCGTTTGCCGAGCGCAACGTTGAGATTTATTTATACGGCACCTTGTTACCAAATAAACGTGAAGAAGCGGCGGACTTGTATATTTATCGGCTGGCGGAACAAAAAGCGATACAAATTGGTAAAGTCACGCGGTTGTTAAAAGAAATTGCAGTGGATTGTATTTTAAACGCGGCGCAATCAAACTTTATAGAACAAAATATGAAGCAAACGGTGGTAATAAAATTGTCGAGTGGCGGTAAAGAAATAGACTATAAGGTAGGGGATAAACCTAATTCGGCTATTTGCGATTACATGGAAGAATGTAATTTTGTGTGTAGACCAAATAAAGATATTACAAACGCGGACCTAAATAATAAAACGAATAATGAAGCGTTTATTACAATGAATAATGAAAAAATAATAGGCCGAATTAAAATGTTGATGAAAGAACGCTTTTTTTATCGGCGAAAGGATTTAATCAACAGAATTAATTACATAAAAGATTATCCGGAACAACAAATAAATTCCGCATTACAACAGCTGATTGAAGATAATTACGAATATATTACGGATAAATTTGAACGACAGGGGCATTTAATAAATATTGGGGATTTATATTTGTTCCAACCACTAGAATTAACCAATTCCCATATTGCTTTATTAGACCGTTCTACGCCTATCGAATTTAAACACACTGCCATTAGTATTGATGTTCGCGACCAGTTGCCAACAGATACAAGTGTAACAGATACAGGGGCCGAAGGTGCAGATGTAAGGGCAGATGTAAGGGCAGATGTAAGGGCAGATGTAATGGCAGATGTAAGGACCG